AATCCATTCTTCTTCGTGTAGCTGATGTAAGCATTGGCCGAAGTCTGTTTTGTTTTCATCTCAGCAGGAAGCCAATCGTAAACTGCGCTTTGTTGCTGGCGGATCGAGACTTCAGAGGTTTGGGCAAAGCAAAAGATTTCAGACTTTGGATTCTCAACTGCTGCGCGAACAACAGAGAATGCACCCCACTGGGTTTTCCCGCTTCGGTTACCTCCTAGTGCAAGGATTTCATTTACTTCATCAAGCTGTTCTTCAGCTTTAATCCAGTGAGGAAGCCTAAATCCAAAGCGATAGGGGTCTTTCTCTGAATTATCAATGGCGTCATGGTACGCTTTATGAAGATCCACAAGCTCTTGTGGTTCCATAAGCGCAATCTCATCGTCATTCGGAGGAGACAGAATCTGATGTTGCTTCCAAATCATTCTTCAATAATTTCAGCTTCGATTGCTTGGGATTTAATCCGTTCTGCAATTCTTGCTTTGGTTTCAGCAATCATCTTCATTGCGTCATCAATGGATGCTCCCTTGCGATGCTCGATAACCATTCCAGCCATTCCGGTCAACTGAGCGGCTTTGTCGGTCATAATCCCGATAGTGAGAGCCAGTTTGTCTGGAGAAATCTTAGATAGAGCTTCTGAATCATTGGATAATTGCTCAGCTTTTTCAAATAAAAGGTCAGTGTATTCTTGGGCAGCAATGGCATAACGCATGGAGAATTCCTTACGCTTTGTCTCAAGCGTGTCATTATGTCTCCATTCAAGTTTCCGAATTGTTTCATGCCCTAGGCCAGTCTTTTCTGAGATTGATTTAATCCTTGCTCCTTGAGCCAGCATCCAAAGTGCCTGTGCAGCAACCGCTGGAGCATAGTGTTCAACCGATCCCCTTGGAAGATTCTTGGCTCTTTCCTTAATCTCAAGAAACCAAGCAGATTTCTCCTCCCTTATGTTCTTATACTCGGTTGGTTGTGTTTGAGTTTCATCGGTCATTTGGCTTTTCTAGTCTTAATCTCAAGCAAAAGCAACTCTTTTTAAAGGTTCTTATTACAAATCCTTAATTTGTTCTCCCATCCGATTCATCTTTGGGGCCTCCGGAACAAGGTTATTACGCAAATTGTAATACGAATTAGTTCCGTATGGTATTGCTACATCACCAGTCCAGCGAGTTGATGCATCAAGACGATCAAAAGCAAAGGTTCTATAAATACCAGTTTTTTTAGTCATACCCATTTGAGCTAATAATGGATTGTTTGCCATCTGAGCTTCTGTCTGAAGTCCTTGTACTGAGTTCACAAACCTTTTTCTTTTTTCCCAATTTTTAGGGTCTTTGCTTTTGAAGTAATCATCAGTGGCAATGCCACTATTTTGTATTTCAATTGATTTCTCGATATCAGCAAGAATGTCAGCTTCTGTCATTTTTAGTTTTTTAGCAATATCATGCTTGGCATTTCTTCTTACATTTTCTGCAAGCTGCCTCAAATCCATAGCCTCAACCATCAATCTACCATTTTTGAGAATCCATTGAGTAGGCTTGACCCTATTAACAGTAGCACCATTAAATTGAACTGATCGTCCTTGCTGTATTGGTTTGTTTACGAAAACAAAAGGATTGTTTCCTTCAAATCCATACTGAATGGAAATTGCTCTTCCAAACTCTCCATTGTCAATAACTCCTGCTTTCTCAAGTTCAGCTAGATGCTCTTCGGTAAGGAATCCAATTCCATTTCCTTTCTCATCTGGAATCAAGACATTGTTTGGCAATGGTTTGCCGTTATCGGTGAATCTTTTGTTAACTCTGTTAATGGCTTCTTTGCCATTGTAATGAGATGGATTTGATGATTCTGGAATTTCAAACGATTGTTTGATTTTGCTGCTTGGCCTTCCAGCACTTTCATTATACATCTTTTTAATCAGGCTCTTCACCTCTGGAAGCTCTCTCATTCCGTTAGCAAGGAATCCGCTTCCCATGACCATGCGTCCAGATGAATCTGTTGCTCCACCCAGCTTGAAGTGCATTGCGTTAATAATTGGTTCCGCCGAAAGAACTGAATCAAAAGCATTTGCCACTTTCCGTTGAAGAGGTGTTTTTCTTGAAGCCTTGTAGAGTTTGCCAGATTGGACATCCTCAAAGAAGCCTTGCGCTCCATTATCAACAAAGAATTCTTGCGCCGCTTGTTCAACAGTGATTGGCTTCTTGCCAGAGCCAACCATATCTTTGTTGTAGTTTTCGTAAAATTGTTGAAATTCTGGATCTAATTTGCCTCTTGAGTCTCGCACAAGTCCAGACCTGCCTTCAGAACCAAGCATTAAACTTGCAACCGCGCCATCGGCTTGATGTCTAAATAAGATTGAGTGAAGAGCTTCATGGGAAGCTACGGCTCGAATAAAACCAGCTCTGTCATTAACATTCACTTCAATTTTATTTGTGAATGGATCAACTTTACTGCTACCAGATGTTTTGATTTCCCAATCATAAACTTTAGGATAAGCAGCATCAAATGAAGATATGAATGTTTTTAGCTGATTGTCTTTAATGCCATCAAATGAAGCAAGTTTTTCTGGGGATTGACTTTTTAATTTCTCCCTATAATTGAATTGTTCGTTTTGTTGCTTTGTTTTCCAATTAGATTTTCCTCCAATAAGCCTTTCAAATGGTCCAAATACTAAGGCATAAATCCCAGCATTTTTCATTGCTTCTGGCGTAAGACCTTGCTGGTTTATTGTTTCATACGCAAGGATTGGAGGGAAACTTTTTGCTGCTGAAGCAACCCCTTTCACGATTGGTGTTGTATTGTTTAACAGCCCAGCAACCGCACCACCAAGACTTCCAACTTTTTCATTTGCAGCAACTCTTGACCAAAAAGTTGAACTATTTGTTCTAGGAAGCATTTCTTCTCCCATTGCAGTTGCAAATTGTGCAGTCTTTTTTAACAATGGCGCACCTAAAGATGCACTTAAACGAAGTCCGCCGTATGCTTGATAAGCTGTACCTAGAGTCATTGATCCTGCCGCGTGCATTAACCAAGGTATTCTTCCAAATCCAAGTTTGCGTTCAACACGATTAAGCAGTTTGTTTGTTGATACCGCGACATCAGCAATCTTATCTAAAGACTGGGCAGCAACTTGAGTTGTTGTAGAAGATCCTATCCTAGCATAATCGCTTAGTTTTTTTACTGATTCAGCAGCAACTTCAGAGTTTCTTGCGAATCTTGATGCATTTTCAATTCCGACATTTAAGTTTGCAAGAGCCGATTCAGCTTGCTTTGCTGCTTGAGATGCTTGAATAACTTCTTTTGATCTCAAGGAGAATTGTTCTGCATTCCCAGTTCTGAATGCATCATCAAGAAGTTTGTTTGCATTGGTTACGGCGGCACGAGAATCAATAAATGCAGCTTCGACGACTGGCTTTGCTTCAAGCAATGTTTTACCAGCATTGACAGCAATCATACCCTGTTTGATGTTTTTTGCTTGTCTTAAATCCATTGCGATTGTCCCAACTGATCCAAGACCAGCCATACCAGCCGTGACCGCTAATCCAGCCCAATCGGTAGGAATCGCACCAATAACATAAGCTCCATTCATCACGTTCTGGAAGTCCTTCTCTCCCATTTTCTCTCTAGCTTGGAGAACTGTCTCAGATGCTGCTGCTGTATTTGTCAATGCATCAATTACTTGCGCTGTGTCAACCTCGTTGTTGATTCTTCTGATTAGTTCTGATTTTAGAGATTGTTTATATCTCATGTTTTCAGCTTCCTCTGGAGACATGATTCCAGTTTTTTCAAAGAATCCAGATATGGCTGGTGATGCAAACTCAGTGAGATTGGCAAGACTTTGAATCGCGCCCTCTGAAGCACCTTCTAAAACCTTCATCCCAACAGCAGCTTGCTCTTTTAATCCACGTCCACGAACAGCTCCAACAACCCCAACCGATGTTGCGGCATCAGCAATCCCTAAAATCCCTTTTCCTAACTCAAGAAGTATCCCGTCTTCAGATTTTGGTTTATCCTCTTGAAGTAATCCGGCATCTTTTTTAATTTTGTAAATAGGTAGCATTTCATCAAGAACCGCGTCCGAGTAACCTTGCTCAACCCATTTTGATGTATTAAGCAAATCCTCATTTGGAGTTGTGAAAGCAATTCCCTTTTCGGTAAGTTTCCCATCTTTTAATAATCCGCGATCCTCAAGAAGGAGGTAATCCTCTCCCAGTTTTGTTGCATTACCATCTTTATCAAGAAGGCCACGAACTTGCATTCCTTCAGCAGTAGTGAACTCTGGAGTTGTGTAATTCTGTGTAATTCTTGGATCATTAAGATCCATGCTTTGCCAATCTGGAGGTAAGTTTGATTTTATCGCATTATCTATGTTTTGTTTTTCTCCAAGAGTATAGTCATTTAATGCTTCAAGTTCAAGTTTGCTAATTTCTGGATCAATTTTTTCTGCCATCTTATTGAGGTCTTTGCAAATTCCTTAGTCTATCTGATGCACTTAGTGGTTTGGAATCGCCAGAATCAGTTGAAGATCCAATATAATTATCTTTATTCCCAAGAATCCTCTGAATACCTTTTAATGTCTCAATCCACAATTCTGGGGGATCAGTGATTTCTGGGCGATTACGAATAAGCATTTGCAAATCAACATTACTTACTGGTTTTAATGCAGAAGCAGCCCTTAAAATATCAGATTCCAGAAGAAGATTTAATTCTTTTTGAGCCGCCCTATCTTGCGGGGATTGAGTCCCAAAAATTGGAGCATATTTAGAAATTGCCGTAGCTGCTTTTTCTCCAAATCCAACTGCGCTTTTTAATTTCCCAGTTGCAACAAAATTATTTGTCTTGGGATCTCTGGCTAGAAATGTACTGACACTTTCAAGAGTGCGTTTAGCTGCATTCGCACCTTCTTCTTTTTGTTTGGCTGTATCTTGCTGTTCCTGTTCTAATTTCTGTATTTGTAGTTTATCAATTTCCGAAAGTGGTTTTTCACTTGGAGTAAACCCAATAGTATCTTGAGGAATTGGAGCCTCCGCTGGTTGAGTAACTATTGTTGAAAGTGGATCAAGTGTTCCTGTGGTGGTATTAAATACTTTCTGCTTAGTTCCTTCAGGTGTCTCTACTTTAACAATAGTCGGGTCACTGAAGCTCTTCGGCTCAGGAATTAAGTTGGTAATTTCCCTTGAAGTTGCGATTTTGTATTGTTGTGCTGGAGTCAAATCCTTAGATGCTGCCAACAATGATTCCGATAAATCTTTAGGAAGGCGAGCGACTGTTGATTTAAATAGTTCTTTCCCAATAGCATTTGCCAAAGCATCTTCTTGAGCTTTTTCTCCAGCGATAGCTTGAATTCTTGCTGCATCTGCTGCTCCTGCTCTCGAAGCTGCTTGACGCTGCATGTTAAGCTCTTCAATCTTGAACTTGGTGTTCATCGTTGTACCAATGGTTTGAGATGCTTGTTGGGCAGCAGTAGCTTGTTCAATCAACGATGAATTAGGATCTGTTGCGGCCGCAAGTAATGGCTCAAGCGTTGACTCAAGGCCAAGACCGCTCGACTTGCTTAACTGGATAGCCGCTTGAATATCAGCAATGCCAGCTTTTTTTACCGCACTTAGTTTTGATTCTTCTTTTTTATTTGTAGCATAGTCTTTTGCTACATCTTGAATCTGTTGTCCAAGATTTTCCATTCCTTGTCCCTTAATTGCTGCTGCTTTTGTAAAGCCAGAGTAATCTTGAACGAATAATGCTGGATTGATTGATTGTCCTAGAAGTGCCATAAATTATTTACCTAAGAATGATGCAAATAGTGAACCACCACCTGTTGCTGGTGCAGCAAGAATTGAACCAGCTCCTTTTACAATGCTGCCAAATAGTCCCATCCCAGATGCTTGGTTTGATGCCTTGATTTGAGCATTTGCTTGAGCTGCACTAAGTTGGTTTTGACGTTGAGCCGCCCCAAGGTTCAATGCTTGTCCTACATCAAAGAGTTGTGGAGTGGATTGACCAATAGACTGAATACCATAGTTCAAGTAGTTCTGGCCAATCTGCATTCCAGCAGGAGTTGAATAAAGTGCTTGAAG